CCGGCTTTCTCATATGTATATGGGTAGCCAGGAGCAGTTTGACGATTAATAGCATTGACGAATGGGTCTCCGTTTATTCCGATAATGGCTTGTTCACGCGTGAGCGGAAGTTTGTAATGAGCAGGTGAGTTAATGTATTCACGTTGGTAAAATACACTCATTGCTTCATATACAGCTTCAACTCTGTCCTGAGGGACATACGGGCGAACAACACCATATTTGTTCCGTTGTAAAGTCATTGGGTCAATAGTAATTCCGTCGTCATTGGTAAATTCACGTAAATATCCAGGTTTGTTGGGACTTTCAATCAATTTTCCATAAGCAGGAGATTTCTGGAGAGCAGTTTTTACACTTCCCATAATCCGTCTACCTGGTTCAGTTCCGTAAATCAAAAATGTTCCGTTTTCTTTTAAAATATCAGGGTCCACAGTTAAAGGTACAATTTCGTGTCCGTATTGACTAATTGGTTGAAAATGTTTCATCAGTCGGTCAATAATTTGTCGTGTTAGCGCTACGGATATTCCTTTGTTCATATGCGTGATTCCGGCAATATGCATACCCATAATTTTCGATGTTATAGCGGCATTAGATGCGATTAAAATCGATCCACAGTCGCCAAAGAAAGTTACAGCATGATATGTGTAAGAACCACGATTATGTACTACAACATTCGCTTCAGGCACCGTGCTTTCAACAAGGTGATCTTCAGGAGTTGCTGTAGATAACCAAAAGATTTCTCTGTAGTAGTTAATTCCGGTCTTCTTGTCACGTTCAGATGCACCTTGATATCTTGCTAAAATAGCAGGAGAATCAGATACACGAGCTAAATCAGTTTCGTCAATAATATGTTTATACGCTTGTGCAAAACCGCCTACATTTGTTGGTAGTTGTACTATGGCAATATCTCTATGAGTATCACGGATGTGATTTTCTTCTGTTAAAATAACAGAGCATGGTATCAGAGGAGATATACTATTACTACAATTTTCCAATACAAAGAAGCAGTTTTCTTGTCCATAAGTTTCCACATAATGTTCCATTACTGAAAGGAAGTGTTTCGGTATCATACCTAATCGACCACCTAACATAAATATTTGTCCAAATCCACGTCGTTTTTCACCTTCATCAGTCCTTAACACGACTGTGAAACGGAATAAATTCCTGTACACAACATCGCGCGCGATAACTATAGAACCTTTATCTTGTTCTGGTAGAGATCGTTGAGCATC